GTGATTATCCCAGAACCGATAGCACTTGCGATTGAGTCTTGAAACAGTCCTCCGACAATGTACCTCGTAGCGTTTACATCAAACGCGGCACACACGCTAATTATTAATTTACTACCGATCTTTTTTGGCGTGAAGGATCGTTGCATGTACAAGTCGCCTTCGTTGCTCTGTGGCACACTATCGTCTGCTGGCATTACTGTCACACCAGTCGCAAGCGAGCCATTTGGGTAGTAATCGACTTGCAACACACTGCTAAGAATTGAGGTGTTCTCAAAACCCGTCGCCATGCTCCATGTATTTCCCGCCCCAATTTCAACACGGGCGAGCACACGGATTGCGCCGTTATCGTTGTAACGTAATGTGGCAATCACAGTCGCAATATCGGCGTTGTGGATTGTTACCTCAGACACAATGCGTCTATATCCTGAGGCTGGTGCGGAGACAATATCAACGGCGGTTGTGCTGTTTGCTGTTCCTCCGCTCGAACCCTCGGTAAATACTGTGCCATTCGCGTCCGCGTAATTGGCAACCCAATCAGGTTGTGTTGTTGCGGGAGCGGCGGATAATATCAATTGTATTTTTTTAGTTGTTGTGTCTAGCACTATTGGTTTCATTTTTTTCCTTTACATCATTAGCTGCATACGCTGTAGCGACTCAGTTGTAAAGCGAACATCGTCACCAGCGGCGATGGTTCCACTAGCTGTTCCTACATTTTTATACGCAGCATCACCAAAACCAAAAATAGTCTTAGCCTGTGCAAGAGTTTTTGTGATCCATTTTGAGCCGTCACTAAACTGCATGTCGTTCTCTGAAGTCGGAATTGGGACAACGCTTTCATCTACGTCCGAGCGTTTTACTTTTTGTCTCATTATTCTCTCCAGAACTTCACGACAGAATAAACTTCAATCTGCCCACTACTGGCAGGGTGACCCATTCCATAGGCTTGCCCATTTCCGCTATTAGAGTAATCCCTTACCTCAAAAACTTTTGGCGAAGAGATTGAGAATTTTCCGTCAATTGTTGACACGGCTGTGTCTATGTCTCTCGACATGCTTGACGTTCCGTAGTAGTAAACATCATCGGTAACATTGTACAAAGCCGCTTGATGAGTTTCTATGTTCATTGCCGGAACAATTGCTGAGAACTCATAAGTTCCAGTCGCTAGAGTGATTTGATTGGAAGAAAGAGAGCAGTGACCTCCAAAATCACTTGATACAACAGTAAGCCGCCTTGTATTCCAAGTCCCAGAAGGGAACACCCCACCCATTGTTCCAGACGGCATTTCGTCTCTCACTAGAATGTAATCACGCGCTGCACTACCACCAACCTGTACCTCAATTCCATCAGCCCCAAGCAGGTATAAATTTCCACTTTTTGAATACAGATTTACATACCCCGTTTCAGGAGTTGCTGGTGTTGATGCTTGAAGTGCAAGTCTTATGTAGTTTATTATTGCTTTTCCAATATTCATGTTATTTTCCTTATGCGGTTATCAGGTTGCCGACTGAGTCGGTTAGCCAGTTCATTTCACTGTCGGTGAGAGGAATTGCGGGATAGTCAACAATAAGGCTATCATCCAAGTCTGGAGCGAAAGGCAAAGAAAACCCAAGACAGTCTTCGTCGATCTGGACACCCGATGGCGTCTGTCGCAAACCATTTAAGTACACATGAATAATGTCTGCGGTTCCGCTGATCGGGAAATGCGTCGAGACGCCGTCGCACAAAGAAGATAGGTCTTCGGTTTCAGTAGCTATCTTCTCGTCGCTCGACCCAGAACTTATGGGTTGCCCGCCAATTAAGTACTCTGCTCCAGCAGGAATATTGAAGCCATCTTCTGTGATTGAGCCAAGCTCTATTCTTGTCGTAGAGCCTTTAGGAGTTCCCTCGAAAAATACCCCAGCTCCCTGATTTGTCGGAGTGATCTGCTCTGTTGTTTTTATTAGAATTCTGGCGAGAGTTCCAACCCAATTTGATCCGTTGTACGCAAGCCCGCCAATGTTGAATAATTTAGCGTCAGCGCCAGTGGCTGTTGGAGTTAGCGGAGTGCCAAACGCTCTGTAACCCAAAAAGGTTGGAGACGTTGGCGACTCATTGCCCCACGAAGCCATAGATAAAACAGACTGACCCCCATCGTGAGGAAGAATGTTAACCTTCGATGTTTGGGGAAGAAAATCAGTGTTCGTGTCTTGCCCAAAGAAAGCTCTTTCGTAAACATGGTCCCACCTAAACATAGCTGAAGTTATTGGAGCGCCAAGAGCGTCTGTGAGTAAAACTCTTGACGGATCTCCGGAAAAAGACCCGCCTCCGCCGCCAAATTCGTCAACATATTTTTTATTCACAAATTGATATTCTGATGTCGGAAACGCCTCTGGGGATAACGGAAAGTCAATAAAAGTTTTAACACCAGCGATGGTTTGCTCGCCATTTAACGCAACCTTTCCATCAAGCACCATTTGTAAATCAGTTTGCTGCGCCAGAGTTCCAGATATTTCACCCCACAAAACAGGGTGAAGAGACCTGTACTCATTTGTGTATTGATTTGCGTAGTTCGCCAAATACCTAAGAATTGCATACAAGTTTGGGAGATACGCCGCAATCTTGACGACATTCTTGTCTCCTGCTGTTGTAAATAAACCGCCAGCATAAAGAGAGCCATCTTGAGAAGTAATCGAATAGCAGGTTGAGTTCAAGCCAGTGTCGAGCGACTCCCACGTCCCTCCACCGAAAACAGAATTATTCCACGAACCGCCAACGTAGCGAACAATGTTGTAGGCTTTGTCTGTGAACGATCCTGATATATAAATACCAGAAGCGTCCGAGATCAAAGAAGTGCATATACCTGAAATTCCATCAGCGAAAAGGTATCTATCGTCTTGTGCAAAAACAATATTGTCGATGTCGTCAAATATTTTCAGTCCGGTTGTGGGTCTGCTGAGTCGCCAAAAACTTCCAGCAACAACAAGCGAGCTTCCGTACTGAGCAATATCGAGCACAACGTCATCTGCGTAACAATTCTCTCTATGTACGAGCTCCCAGGAGTTATCAACGAACTTATGCACAGAAAATGTTCCAATGCTTATGCTGTTGTCTTCTTGGCGAAACACATCTATGGCATACGGAACTCCATTGTAAAACCCTAAAGCAACAGACCCGCCAAGGCTTCCGCCGAAAGATCTCCACGAACCATAACCCCTGCTTACGAACATTTCAAAGATATTTACTTTAACGTAGCTCCATTCAGAGCCGTCCCACTTATAAAAACCTGTCCAGTAAATAGGGTCTGAGATAAATGCGCCCCAGGTGTTTCCGGAGCCGAAAATTCCTGCGTACAAATCTCCGCCAAGCTCAAATACTGAGTACAGCCCTCCAGGAGATGTAACGCCTTCACCAAGCGCAGACCAGGTTGTTGTGGCAATATCAAATACAGCGACGTTCTTAGCCGAAACTCCGCCAATCTTCTCAAACTCTCCAACAGCGCACAGCTTTCCGACGCCAAACGGAATAATGTGTCTCACGGATGAAATAACGTCGGTTGGCTGACCTATCATCGCCCAGAACTTCGTGTCTAACAGGTTTATGCCGTCAGCGCCATTTAGCCCATCAATCCCATCCAAGCCATTCAATCCGTCAACCCCATTAATACCATCAGCCCCATTTGCGCCATTGGAGCCGGCTGCGTAAGTAACGACAGGCGTGGTTGGGCAGGCGTCTTTTGTTATTGAGAAATCAACAGAAGGAACGCCATTCACCCATTTTATTGTGACGGCGTCACCGACTGACATTTTTGACACATCGCCATTGACCTTCACATTGCGAAGGATCATTGAGTGACCAAGACACCTAATGTCCACGAGTTTTCCGTCTATACTTGAAACGGAACCAGATGCAGGCTCTCTTGTGTTTTGTAGTTTTTCGTAAAGTTTTAGTGTATTGAAAAGGTCGCTCATAGATCTCCGATTGTCTGGATTTGCATATCACACGCGAATGTGTCGCCAACAAACCCAATCGCAATTGACTGGTTCGTTACAATCAATTCGTCTCCGTCGATCACAACGATGTCGCCAGGCTGGATTGACGGATGCACAACCATTGAATACATCGTTGTGTTGGCTTTTTGTTTGGTTTCTTTCATGATAAGGATGGCGTCCTTCTCGGCTTCGAGAAGCGTGTTTGCGTATCTGACATTCACAGTAGCGAAGGAGTTTCCGTGATCTTTCATTGAAGGCACGTCAATTACCTCGGCAAGTTCAACACCCTCCGCTCTAATTCTTGTTATGAAATTATCTGAGGCAATTCTGGACCTTGCAGATATGATGTCTGGAACGGTAATTCCTTGCTGCCTGCTTCTGTAAAAGAATAAGCTGCCGTCGCTTTCTTCGCGGAACATAATATGCCTTTCGGCGATAAGCTCCGATAGTACGCTCATTCCATTTCCGCGAACGCCGATGACAACGGTTGGGAGTAAATCGTCAAGCTCAGAAACCCTCGCGTAGATTTGGGCATTGGAGAAAAAAGCAATCTTATCCCCATCCTGTCTGGCGTCGAAGTAAAACGTATGGAAGTATCTTCCATTGAGCCAAACCGAAAAGACGTTGTCGTGAACAGAGACTTTGCAGTCTCCAACCGGAACAGGTAGCAACGAGTTTCTGACACCGGAAACTGGATAGTATTTGACCTTTTCGACGACAATATCGTCATCACGCATCACGAGGTACCAATAGTCTCCGACTCTCTCCCACAAGATGCTTGTAAACGCCGACATATTGTTGAATGGTTTTGAGTCTAATAGCGAGAAATCGCCGATCCCTCTAAAGCAAACGCCAGCGCTCTCGCCGTCATTCAAAATAGGAAGCGTGAATGTTGAGATAAAGTTCTTGTGAGAGCCAGGTACTTGAGCAACTCCATTCACAGACTGACTGAGACTTGAGGAAGATGAAGCCTCTCCGCCAGAGCGCTTGACTATCGAGGATATTGCTTCGTCAAGAGAGATGTCTTCATCCTGAGTGAAATAAGCCGCCGCATCACACAAGACGTGAGCGTTTACGTAAACAGAAACAGAGCTATCGTCGTGCGCGACAGCGCCAGCCCCTCTTATTAGTCCATACAGACTTGGCTTGATTACAATTCTTGAGCTTGGAATTACTTCGCCTATGTCGCCGTCTGAAGATATTACATTGTCCGGACTTGGAGATAAGTAAAATCCTTTCGCGACAGTATTCGCGTCGCAGTCCTGCCAATGCCCAAACGACAAATCTCCAATGTGCTCAGTCCAGCCGTGATAGTAAGTATTTGGAACCCACTGAGAAGGGAGAATTGAGTCAAAGTTAACGACTTTGTATGTGTTTCCAACTCCCTTGCCTCTTACGACTGCGGCACAGTTTGTGTAGTACCCATCCTCTTTTCCGTGAGCTTCGTCTGCTGTGTTATTAGTCCACAGAACACACCTTGTTCCATAAAGAAAGTTTTGGTCGAGGCTGTAGGCTGACGAAGTCTTGACTTGATAGCCTGGATTTGAAGGATCTTTGTAGATGTTGTATAGAGACTTTCCCGTGTATTCAACAACCTCTCCATCAAGCATGATGGTTCCAGTAGGGGGGTAGTCAGTGTTGTCGTCAACGCCAATAATTGTGTCGGTGGCTGAGATTGCGTACCCACCAAGACTCGGAGTTACATTCTTCATCACAATTGCGCCGCGACCAAGGGTCTCTCTTTTCCAGGGAAGCCTTTCGTCTTCGTAGAGATGAAATAAAACATCAGTCCACTCAGGCTCTGTGTCGAGTTTGTATTTAACCCTAACCTCGCCTTCAATAAACTCAATCTGAAGCCAGTGAAGTGTGTTTGCCGGGATCTCAAACGGAACAGATGTAAGTAAAACCATCACATCATTCGTCCAAACGTACAACCCAACTCCAGGAACTTTCACGTCATCAAGAAGATGCTCTTTTGGACTGTATATGGCGACAATCCCATTTTGTCCATAAGAACTCTTATCAACAAAACAAACCTTCACGCCAAGTCTCTCCGAGGCTTCTTGCGCTGTTTCGAGGTAATAATTTATGGCAACGCCATGATAGGTTGAGAAGTGCTCTGCGTCTGGAAAGTAGAAACGACCGCGCATCACGCCGCCGCGAGAAGACCGCTCGGCGCTGTACAAAACGCCAAGTTTGTTGAACTCTTTCAACTGAATTGGATAAATAATTCCGTTTGACGTGCTGGTGTCTGGAGCGTCTTCCCACGTTCCTTTCGCGCGAACCATTTGATCCAGTGTTTTAGGATTTGTAAACATGGTGGCTTGAGAGGGAATGTAGACACCTTGATCTGGAGACCATGAATTGAGTCTCTTTGACGTCTTTCCAACAGCGTTTATCGCGAAATCAGAACCAAACGTATCTTTCGCGTCTGAGGTATCCGACACGCTGCAAGTCGACAACTTGACCCAATCAGTATTCACACCATCGTCGTACGTCATTTCAACATCAACCTGAGAGCCAGGAGAGATGATATTAGCCAAAGATGGAGAAGCGTCAATCTTCATCGACGTGCTTCTGTTCTCGGTTTCGGAAATGGAGACTGACGAGAATTCGTTTGTCTCAACTTTGACGTAAGGATTGTCAACGCCAAAAAGAATTGTGGCATCTGCAATCGCGTAGTGTCCGACGCCAGAAACTATCAGAGCATCTCCAACCAAAAGCATTTTTCCATTTATGACTTCTTCGCTCTGGATGTACATTTCAAGCCCAAGCGAGAAATTCTTTGGACCGATGCTGTAGACGTCCATAATCACAGGAACGCCATCGCTTGTTCTGGTTAAACGACCTGTAACAACTACTCTATCGTTTATGACATTCACGCCACCCAACACGAGCCCATAGTCGTTATCAATGGCATCTATCGGAATGATTGGATTTGACACGCCATAGCAATCGCCAGTATGCACAATTTCAACCACCCTCCCGGCATCTCTGTCCATTGTGTAGATATAGTTCTTGTCGCCAATAGAGACAACGTCGAACTTTGACGGAAATGTTATGTCTCCATAAACGCCATAAGAACTACGAGAAGCGCCAAGCATGACGATTTCAATTCTTGAACCTGTTGGAGACGGTTTGTACATCACCCACGCATTGTTTACCGAAGAAGATATTTCAACAAGAGAGGAAAACGCGCCTAAAACGGCAGTCTCTCCAGTTAGGTAATTTCTTTTACAAACACCACCATCAACATCCTGGTACCAAACAAAACCAGAGTCAACGGATGGATTTGAGCCTGGGTACAAAGTAACATCAGAACTCACCCACTCAGCCCACGAAGACACATCTTGAATGTTCTGCTCATACAAAACATCAAGATAATTTGTGACGCGCAAAATACCATCGCCGTACTCACAGGCGTCAATCCTGTGAGTAGGAGATAGTGGAATGTTGCTTGAAATACTTACAACATTAAAGACCGGCAAAGTCTTTCTGAATGTGGCGCGAACATGAACAGCCTTTGGCTTCTCTATCGCGTCAGAGAGTGTTTGGGTTATGTTTCTCATATTTTGATTAAGACTACGTTTACTTCAACAGTGTTGTCGGATGCAGTCCACATTGGAGACGCGCTCTTTTCGTCAACTCCTCTGTCAACAACAACTTCGTGGGCGTTTCCGAAGTGATCGACAAACTCGACTGACGAAAGTTTCTTGTACGTTGTACGAAGAGTGTCAACATCTCCGAACAATGGCTTTGGAGTCACATCCGCTGAGATGTGACCCCGCCATGAGCTGTAAGTAACGGGACCAAAAGTCACATTCGTTCTTCCAGAAAGAAGTCTTCTGGCAACCATTGGTCTCTCCTCAAATGGAACCCAATTCAACGATGTGTGGTATCTCAGTCCGTCAAGGGTTATGTAATTTCTCATTGGTAAAGGTCTCTGTAAGCGCTGTAGCTTGTAAATGTTCTTGGCTGCGAAACATTGGTCGAACTCATTGTTTGAGCGTTTGAAAGTATCATCTTGAAGAACCTGTCAAGAGCCGGTCCGTATGTGGTTAATTTTTGAACAGAGGCAGACCAGGCTGACATTTCGTTCGACATCTTCTTGACATTTGCCGCGTACTCCTGTGATTTAAGCGTCTGTGTAACCTGAATTGAAAGAGCTGCCTGCGAGTTCGCTATCTGCTTCACCTGGTAAGCTCTTTGGGCGGCGTCAGACTTGACTTGAAGTTCGTGCAACGCGGTTGACGACTCTATCTGCTCTGCGAGATGCGCTTTCTGTTTGTTGTACATCTCCTCGCTTTGAGCTGCCGACCTTTCAAATCTCGACACCTCAAGAGCCATCATCTTTTCGTTGTAAGCAAGACCCTTCTCGTACCTCTCGTCCTCGCGCTTCCACATCTCCTCTTGTCTGCCATTTTGAGTTTCAGCTTGCTGGTTTTCGCGATTATTCGAGAGTGTTTGGCGGTCTCGCTGCTTTATTAACTGCGCCCGCTCATACCCACTCGACCTTCTTATCTTCTCGTTTACGTCTTCAGACTCCCATCCCTGAGAGAGTGACCGAGATTGTGACTGATACTGATAGTCTTCTCTTGCGTAATCTCTTTGAATTAAAGATGTTTGTCTGTCAAACGCCTGCATCCAACGATTATTGGAGTTGGACGCGTACATCTGTTCTCTTTGAGAAGAGTTGTTCTCAATCTGGAAATTGTGCTGCATCTCCATCGTGCTCTTTGAGTATTCAAAGTCAGCAAGTTGTGATTGCCATTGAATTTTCTTCGAGCGATCTTCGATGCCCCAAACGCTGTTTGCACTCGGCTTCGACGAGCTTTTACCCCACAAATATTCTTTCTGCTGATTGAGTCCGAGCTGCTGCAAGTCAAGAGACTTGATCTGCAATGCGTTCATCTCGTTTGTGTGGAACTCTTCGTATCCTTGAAGACCGCCACTCAGTAATGCGTTTTCAGCAGAAGTCCCTCCGTACTTGAAGGACATTCCGATGCCAGAAAGTGCCTGGCTGTCTGTAATGTTAGCGTCACGTCGGAAGCCAAACTCTTTTCCAGCGTCAGGACCAAGCACATCCTGTTTGATGTGAGACAGGAAGCCGGACATGTCTCTTTCGCCAGAACGAAGACCGTTGGCGTCAAGAGTTTGCAACATTCCAATATTGTGTTCTCTACCAAAGTCGGACAGTCTATATTGATTTCTTGACTGAAGCTGCTCAACCAGAAGGTTGCGCTCAATCTCTCCCTGAGTTGGCTCTGCTTTTGCGGCTTCAGAAACAGTCTCTGTTGTGTCAAGAGGGGCAACCTCTCCCCTCTCTCTCTGGTCACGAGTTCTTAGTGGTGTTGGCGGAGCGACGGAAATAGCTTTAGGAGTTTTTGGAGGCTCCCAAGTGGTTAACATTGGACCAGGAGTTTTTGGAGGCTCCCAAGTGGTTGTCATTGGACCAGGAGTTTTCACCACCGGTTCTTCGACGTCGTCTTTTACCAAACTCTCAGACTTCGATGGGTACCCAGGTATTTCTGGAAGAGTTTCTGGCTTTCCAACAGTCACACTCTTTCCGGTGGCGCCGCTAAATAACTGCTCCGCTTGAGATGGCTGAACAACTCTCGACTCGGAGTTGGAAGGAGCGTTAAACGAGCCGTACTTAATAAAGTTCGACCAGTCTATTGTGTTCTGGGCGACATCACCAGAACCGTAATGAGCCATCTGAGACGCATAAGAAACGGCATTAGATCCGGCGTTCGGGGATATGTTCATCAAGGCGCCGGTAACGTTTGACGCGACTGATGGGCTTAGGTTCTGACCAGACCCCTGAATTTGAGCAAACGCCTGTTGCAACGGCTGAACTTGAGCCATTGTGGAGATGCCGTGCTGTTGAGAAAGGTTGTAAGCCTCGGCGTTCCCGCCCTGGAGATACGGAGCGAGTTGCGCGTATCTTTGATACTGCTTGCCAGCATCAAGAGATGATTTCTGTCTTTCAACATAACCAAGAGATGTGTATTCGTCGTAGAAGTCGGCAAACTCGGAAGTTCCCTGAACAATTCCACGCATACCAGCAATGCTTGACGCTTCAGACAAGGCGCTTGCGTCAGAGACGCCGGCGTCTTTATTTCTTTCAATAGCGTCTTTGGCTATCTTTGAGTTTTTGATTGCGCGAGCGTCAGTCTTTACGGCGCTATTGTCGCCAAGATCGTTGAGCTCGCCATTACCAAAACCACCAAAAGCAATTTGCATCGCAGAGAAAGCGGATACCGCATCCTCTTCTTTCATGGCAACGTTGCTGTCTGTTGTAGCCCATTCTACGAGAGAACTGAATTGGCGATTTTTTGCACTCCTGTCCCCGTACTGCCAATCAATATACCTTTCTCCAAGAACGTCCTTGACCCAGGTGCTTTCTACGAACTCTTTGTTGCTCTTGCCATACAAAAGTCTTGTCTGTTCCTCTTGCTCTGTTCCAGAGAGAGGAGCGTATCCAGACATATTCTCGTCTCTGCCCAACTGAGCGAGACCAAGCGTAATTCCGCCAAGAAGATTTTTCCCACCAAGACCTGTCATCGAATTTCTTCCATTGAAGTAATTCGACGTTGTGGAGATTACTCCTGCGGCTAAAGCAGTCGCGCCAACACCAATGCCAATAGGTGCAGCGGCGGCAGTAAGAGCGGCTCCACCCTCAAGAAGTCCAGCCACACCGGTTCCGGCGGCTGTGGCAGTCGCAAGTGAACCCAATCCAAACGCGCCGGCAGTAGCGGCGAGACCGCTCGCGGCGGTTCCGACGCCGTAAGCGCCAATGCCGGCGGCAATGCCAAGCCCTGCTCCGAACTTTAGGTCGTTTCCAAGCCTACCAAGTGTCTTTGCTCCGCGAGCATCAGAAAACGCGTACGGAAGTTCGTTGATAAACCCGTACTGCTCATAAGCAAGACGATTTGATTGATTTTTCGCGACCTGCTGTCTCGAAGAAGACATCTCGGCTGAAGACGCAGTTCCATCTCCGTACGTGGATGAAGACGCGTACAAGGATTGATTTACGCCATACTGGTTTGCACTATCAAGAACAGCCCCGCCAGTTTGCTTCCAAGCCATTTGACCCATGTACTGAGCCATCATGACTTTGCCGGCAGCAGTATTATAGATCGAGCTTAGATATTCTTTTCTGTCATTGCCTTTATAGCCGTGACTACTGTACTTCCAGCCAAACTCGCCACCACCACTCTGAACAAGCTCACCATTATTATCAGTGACGTTGTAAGAGTCTTCGGCGGCAGCTTTTGCCCAATTGTCGCCGTAGCGACTCTTCATCTTTTCTGCGAATTCCGGATTTCTCTTTCCGTAATTAGCTAACGCCTTCTCGTCTGTACCAAAAGGAATTGCAACGTACTTGGCGACATTTCCTTGCGCGTCAACATTAAGCCCAAGCTCTTTTAGAGCTGGTCTACTAAGATCGCGAACAAGCGATCTCATCTTATTGCCAGCGTCAGCGGCTTTTGTCTTGGCTTCCGGATCGTTGCCAAGCCCCTTTCTTACTTCTTCCGTGTACTCCTTTATGGATTGGTTGAAAAGCTCTGACACATTGCCAGAGATGGTTGCGGCAGCTTCTAATGGAGATGACCCAGGCTTGACGCCCTTCTGGACCGCAGCCTTCCAAGCGCTTTGGTGAATTGAGTTCGCTCTGTTTACTTGATCTTCAGAGATTGTCTCAACGCCATCTCTAACGTAGTGTAATCCGTCTGACGGAGCGCCACGAGTGGGTTCAGCGTGACCGTAGACAAGTTTGTCGGTGGCTTCTGGGTGGAATAAATTTGTAATGCCACGAGCAGATATGTTATGCAGCAAGTCTTCAAGATTGGCTTTCATTCCTCCATCGGAGAAAATTTCACCAAGACCTTGATCCTGCTTCCCCTTTCCATCGCCCTGACTTTCCTGTTTTCCGTATCCAGTAAACGGACCGTCAGTGAACCCAATTTCATCATCTTCACCGGTCTCGTTAAATGCTTTAGCAGCTACTTCCTCTTTACGCAAGGGTCTGAACGACCGTTCAGGAGAACTAGCAGACTCTCCTGTTTTATTAACAGGTTTTGATTTAGCTGGAGGCGTTTCTTTAGCGTACCCCATTAAATCATTGTAATGCTCCATCTCTTCGTTCGAGAGACTGCTTTTATGATTACGATTAAGAGCCGTTTGAATATGTAGTGTTTCTGCATCCTCAAGTCCGAGTGAGGATAATTCTTTTATCGCGTCGCTTCTGACGGCTTCCTTTAAGTCAAAACTCTCCTGTACAGAAAGCCCTTCTAACCTCGACTTTTTATTGATACCAGCAAACTTCTCATCGTAATTCTTTAGAAAAGTTTTAGAATTGAACGCGTCACTTTCCTTGTTCGACTTTGCGCCAACCTCTGAAAGCGGTTTTCCTTTCTTCCTGGCAATATCCGCAACATCGGTTCTGAAGTTCGTGAGAACGGCGTCCGCAATTTCAACACCTCTCTTGTCGCGTTCTTCGGCGGCGCCGTCAATCCAGTTTTCGTTTTCGTCTTTCCATCTCTCAGGGCTTAATGGGACAACCTTCCCGCCACGACTTTTAGCCCAAGACTCTGCGTGGTGCCCATTGCTCTTCTCTTTAGCTTGAAGGATTTCAACGTCTTTTGGCTCTACTTCATGCTCTTTAAGTAAAGCGTCCATCTGGGCGTCGTACTCTTCCTGAGTAGTTAAGTTGTGCTTTTCACCACTTGAGGCAGAGAAAATTTTGAAGGGCTTCTTCTCAATCTTATCGCCAGGCGCAGTAGAACTATCTATGCCTGGAGCTTTATCTTCCTTCTTGCCGGGAGGAACAGGCTGCTCTTGGTTTCCGACATCGGAAACCTTGCCATCTCTTAAGTCTGCAAACGCTTTCTTGATAGACTCTTCCTGAGAAAATCCTTGAGAGACGTATTTTTGAACATCAGCAGCGCTGACAGTTTCGTTATCTCCGATTGACAGACTGTCCTGCTTACTTCTAAACGGAACAACTCCGGAGTTTCTGTCAGAGTGCATCTGCGAATACTGCGAAGGTGAATTAGGATCTGGGCTCACCTTGCGAAGATGATGCTCAAGCATTAAATTAGCCCACGCGTTTCTTGTTTGGGTTGGTTGACCAGAAATCCATTTACCAAACTCTTCGGAGTTTCCCACCTCTTTTCCGAAGTGAAGAGACATGTATTCGTTATTCGCTTCAAGAATTTTTCTTGAGACTGCGGCTGGCTGAACAAGAGAAGATAATTCATCGCTTGTTATTTTTCCGCCAGCGCCAACACGCTTTCCGACCTCTGCGCGACGATTTGCAACAAAAGTTGTCGGATCCTCCCCAGCGTCCTGAAGAATAGTCGCAGGCACCTCTTCGTTCTTACCAAGAAGATACGAACTTTCGCCGAACCTATCAGCAGCTTCTGGGTGCTTTGATACAAACTGTTCGTTTGAAAAATTATTCGCAGCTGCCTCGCGCTGATCTTTATTTTCAATCCGCATTATCTTTTCGTCAGTATGAGCCGTCTCGTGGTATCCAGACCATTCAGAGAACTCGCCAAACGAGGAGAAAGCGTTTTCAGGAAGACCAGCCTCAGTCCACGATTTGTTATCGTACGCAGTCTTCAGGGCGTCCATGTCGTAATTTACGATCTTGCTTTCGTGATCAACCGAAGCTCCGACGCCGGTTTTGTTGTGCGAAACTTGATAACCGTCTGGTTTTACAAGCCCATCTTCGGTGAATGAGTGAGAGGGAAATCTTCTTCCAGAAAGCAACTCTTGTTTTCCGACAGGCGCGTTTACAGAGTTTCCGACACCGGAAACTGGAGCCTCAACTTGATCTACGCGACTTTCCCGGGGATCTTCTGGAATATTATCCTGACGAGCTGCTTGGGGAGCCGCTTGCACTGATTGTGCGTTGGCTTTTTTACCCTTCTGAGCGTTTTCCCAATTTCTGAAAGACTCGGCATTTCTCATTCCAAGAGACCATTGCTTCTTGGCGACGTTTAGCTGAAACTTCGGGTTTGCGTCTTCGATTGGAGTGGACATTATTCTATCCACTTCTTTTTGAGCAACCTTGATCTCGTCTTCAGCGCCACCGCTAACTACCGGTCCAGTCTTTCCGTTATCGGCAATCGAGAGACCCTTGCTTTTTACATACTCAGACGCAGCCTTCTTTCTGTACTGCATCCTTATACCAAATTGTTGATTTTTTACAGCGTCTTTACCAAACCTTCGAGACCTGGCTATTTTCTTGCCAAGTTTAGAGTCAAGAATTCCATTCGGATCTTGTTCAATATCTTTTATGATTTTAGGAGCGACATCTTGAAAAGACTTCTCGTCTTTGTCGTAACTCGGAGTGTACTCATCCTCAAGCTCAAGCCCACTGTCAGGTATGTAACCAGGGACTTGCTGCAACCTTTTAAGACGCTCATCGCGCCCGATGTCGTCTGCTATTTGATCTACGCTGTCTTCGCGTCTTCCGGTAAATCCAGTTCCTTCAGACTTGCCTTTTCTTAAATCAGCAAGCATACGCCTGGCAACTTCTTTCGGATCTCCCTGAAGAGTGAGTTGCGGGCTATCTGTTTGCTCCGTTTGATCTACTTCTTTTTCTTTGTTGTAGTCTCTTACGAGATCGTCAAGACTTTTCGGAGCTTCCTCAACAACAGAGTTTTTTACGCGCTCGGAAACAGAACGGATTGCAGCTTCTCTTGCCGAAATATCAGAAACAACATTCGTTGTCTCTCCGTTGGACGAAGAAGATCTTTGAAGACCGTCAATTTCCGGAACGCCGGTAATCTCTCGAATACCCTCATCTCCGTCACCAATCAACTCCTTAACTCCTTCAAGGTCGACTTTGTCTGGAGTTGCGGATCTTTCGGTGTTCGGCTTTTGGAAATGAGCTTTTGTCAACTCGACTGCGCGAGCTTCCATTTTTCTGTAGTTCTTATCTCCAGACCTTCTTGCTGAATTAACGGCAGACCACATTTCGTTTACAGGAATACTTTCCTGCTCTTCAGGTATCGAAAGGAATTTTTCATCAAGAGCCTGCATGTTGTAGCCGATGGGATTTCCGCCGGTGGTTACATTCGCCTCAAGTCCGCTGGATAGACGTTTAAGGTCTTTCTCAAGAACGCCAAAAGTCTCGGTGTCCATTCCGAGATTTTTCTTTATTTCAGAAAGCCTTTTTTGAGCGGCTTCGTATTGAGCTCTTTGTGGAGAACCGCGCTTGCCTTTTTTCACAGAAGAAAGCGAGGCTCTTTCGTCGTTTTTATAGTACGGATCGAGTGTTGTGGAGACAAGCTCGCTTATTTCGTTGGGAGTGATGCTTGCCTGTTCGTATCCACTTGGAATTCCTCTATCCTTTGTTCTGGCAATTGCGAGAGGGTTGATTTTCCCATCAACAACAAGTTTTCTCTGTGGAGATGAAAATGAGATTTCAGAGTTCGATCCGCCATTAGAGAACGTATCTCTTCTTGACATTTTTGTGGTCAGAAGAAATCCGGGATCTTTTTTTCTTGGCTTGCTTGGGTCGTAACTCGAACCAGCAGGTAGATAGAGACTTGTTGGGTAGGAGGAGTTTGACTGGTTTGGCGTCGGACTTTCGTAGTTCGCGTCATTGAAACCAGAAGAGCCATCCATCCTTTCTGACGCCAGAGACTTTACAGGACTGGCGACAGACGACCGAGACTGATGCGGAAACGTAAATTCGGTCTTCGTGTGTCCGCCACGAGATAACTTCTCAAGATTGTCGTACCAAACTTTTTGAGCAGGCTTTTCGGCGCTTTGACCAAAGACGACTGCATTGGGAGAGGCGTCAGGGTTTCCGCCAAGAGAAGGAAAGACATCTTCCTCCTGGACTAATCTGTTTTCAGAACCATCTTCGTCTTCAAAAAGAGATGGACCCTCTGCGGATGCCTGCTTCTCGCGTTTTGCTCCATCAGAGCCAGCAGACATTCTGTTCATTACGTGGAGTTTTAGAGAGTGAGTTCCATCCCAATCAAGAACAGCCTGCTTCAAGCCGCCAGACCAGCTCCCGTCCTCTCTTTGATAACCAACAATGGCTCCAGAAACAATCTGACTGAAAGATTGCGAGTCGGTTTGTCTGGTATTGGCAAAAGAAATAAGTGCGTTATTGAATGAATTTGATAAAGCGTCCTCAACATCACCAATTGTGTTGAGTGGGGTGTTGGGAGCCATAGCCTGCAACGGACCAGCGCTGAACGATTGCTTTCTTACGTCTCGGAGTGGGACTTCTGGATTTTTATAGGCGCGTTGAATGACACGGGCAAACTCATCTCTGGTCGAGTCCGGTAAAGACAGGGCTTCAGCCCTCATCTGTTCAATTAATAATTTATCATTTCTATTCATTGGGATACTCTTGACGCGCAAAGATACGGCTTATGCCAACAACACTTCCCCCGTTTATAAAATTACACTATTTCAATTTTGTACTTTTTTGCAATTGGTCCCCATCCAGGTCTAATGTATTTCACTGCTTCCCACAATTCAATAACAAATATTTGGTAGGTATTACGAAGAGCGTCTTCAGCGATCTCGCGAGGAGTTTCTGGGCTGATGAACGGACCGTCGAAAACATCACTCTGAACATTGGTGCTGGAGAAAGTTGCTGCGATCTGCTTGTAGGCAATTTCAATGTCAAAATGATTTGCTTTAACTACAAACTCATTCTTTCCTAAAATAAATTCCCTCTTCAAAAGTTTTTCAATTTCAATGTCATCTTCGATGGACGGCTCTTTGAATGTCCACCAAAAATCTGGGTTCATTTTAAACTTATATAAAAACTTTTTCGCAGCGTAATCACCGAATTTAGGCATGATATTCTCCTGTATTATTTTAACACCATGCCTAAATTCCAGCCAAAGCACTTTTGTGGATGCTCTCAAAGATGTCTTCATTGTCAAGGCTTGAGCGAACCCAGGGAAGAATGTATCTTGAGTAAAAGATTGGCTCGTGAAGCAAATCTGTGAACAGCGGCATTTCTGTTCTGATTGAGCGAATTGCAAGTTCAACAATAAGCATAAGCACGTTGTCTTCACAATCCCCAGAGCAGGCGTCGGATACAGCCTGCTCTGCCTCAGAAAGCCATTCTTGATACGTTATTTTTTTTGCTCACCGTTTTCAAAAACGATTGTGCGTTTGCTTTCAGTAGGACCGAAGCCTGGGCAGGCAGCGCCAACAGCTTCCCACAATTCGATAACCATAACCTTCGGCATTTGACGAACGACAGCCTCAACAATTTCAGGCGCCGCGTCTTTCGGCAAAATTGGGGAGCCATCTTCGCCAGGAATATTTGTCTCGGAAAACGTGAGAGAAATTTCCTTGATCGCCAACTCCAGCGTTACATACGGGACTTTTGTGACAAAGCCGTTCTCAGTCTTTCTTGTTTCTGTTGCCAGAAACTTCGACACCTCGATTTCAGTCTCAGTTGTCGCAGGTTTGATTTTCCAGAACCAATCAGGCTCACTTTCGAGTCTGTAGGTCGAGGAATTTACGATTGCGTATTTCCCAAAATTTAAGTTTTTAGCCATGTTATTTCTCCAAATCTGTAAATTGACCCGACTTTCGCCGGGTCAATTTTATCATTAGTGCATATTAGTACGTAGCGGTTTGATTTACCAATTTCAGTGTAATTGGAGTTCCGCCTGCGGGGTCAGCAAGGAATGTACCGGTAGCCGCCATTACGATTTGCTTACCAGCTTTCAGGCTGATGGGTTGGCACGACCAAACAACGTTTGCGTTCGCGCCGCTGGAGCCGTTGCCTGCGATTGAGAACTTGTACGGCTTACCGACCGCCGCAACGACGTCTGAGGCGAATTCAAGTTTGAAACTCGCTTCGCGCATAACGTTTGCCAGCCACGTGCTTCCACCGTCGGGATCGTACATGATTTTCTTGTACAGCGTAGCATCGTCGATTTTCAATCCGAGCGTCAACACGTAGGCGCGCTGGACAATCTGCATGTTGTGGGGGCTGTACGAGCCAACGATCCACTGTTCGTCAATCGGCATATTCAACTGAGCAGTGAATGAGCCCTGTGTCACAACGGCGTTCGTGCCGGTAGGAAGTTCAATATCGCCGAGGGGAGCCAGGAACTGAGGACCGCCATCAACTTTGGGCTTCGCGTTCCATGTGGTCATCGCGACGTTTTCGGGAACGCCAGATCCCTGAAACGCCATTTCACCTTCAACAAAGCGAGCGCCACGCCAGGAGAGGGAAAGCGCGGAATACTTCATATCAGGCAACTGTTCGCCAACGAGATTTCCTGGCGCGTGACGCATTGTATACCAGGGAGTGACGAAGTCGTCGGAAACTGTGAATGTGTGTTCGTAAGAACCGTCAGTGCCATCAACAGAGGCTACGGCGCCGGTAACGCCAAGGAAGTGATGTCCAAGTGTTTTGGGGCGGGGGATGAAAGAAGCCTGTCCGCCGGCAGAGATGCCAGCTTTGATGACGTTGCGCTGCATCGCGCCGCCACCAGCTTCAGGATCAAGCGGCAGGTAAACGGGATTGGGACCGACAGAGGCTTCACGGAAAAGGAAGTAATCGAAAGATGTGTCGGTGACGTTCGGCGTGCCCTTCGCGGTCTGCTTGGCGATGCCGATAAATGAATTTTCAGAAGCGGTCATTAATTTACTCCTGTCCTCGTGGTGAGGACACTAAAACGTATTTTGATTTCATATTGGTAGGCATCTGGAGGTCCGCCTGCTTGAAGCATCTCTCCGTGAAGTTCTTCAGAGGTGACTCCTCTTGATACATACTCATCGCCGGAAGACACGCCAGAAAACGACATTTTCAAAAGGGCAATCTCAATCCTATCTCTAACCGTTGACGATATTGAGCGCATGTCGTCTTCACTCTCTCTCGTTTCAACGTATAAGCACGAAGCCTTGATGGTAAAGCGTCTTTTGTGGGTTATCGCTCCGCCAATTTCGACTTCCTCAACCTCGTCGTTCCATCCAGCTGGAAGAGCTGTAACGCCTCCGCCAACAATTTTGTCTGGATCGTTCGTGTATATGCTTACGGAAATTCTGGCAGACTCAGGGCTTGGATCTCCCTGTAACGCGCCTATCTTCACAACGCCAGGCACTGACGCATCTACGGGAATTATTGTCGTAATCAGCGCGGCTATCAAGTTCGTTCTGAGATGTTCGAGAATTTTATTGTGAATTCCGCTCATCGCCACCTTCTTGGGCGAGATAGAAGATGGGCAGTCGTCTTCATGCGCTCTGCTATTTTTTGATAATATCTCGCAAAATAGTCTTCCGTCTCAGTCAGCATCGGATTGTCCTGTCTGTCTCCGGAGCCCAACTTAAATCTGTCAAGCCTTGACTGAGACGATCTGATGCGAACGTTGACTTTTGCCATTATGTAAAGTTTTATTAACTCAACGTCTATCAGAGGTATTGTGAGTTCAAACAAAGAGTCTGACGCGGACGACGGGATTGGGTGTATTGCGGAGTACCCAAGAACCAAACTGTCTGTCGACGGATTGCTGTCGATGTAAAGAGTCAGTCCCTGTGTGTAGTAAAGAGTTGCCTTCGAGCTTGTTGTTAAGCGAAAACCGGAGCGCTCTCTTCTCATTTCAAGAGAATTGTCAACGGGGCACTCAACAGACACCTCGTCAATAAAGTCTGTAGGCAGCGCGAACTTTCTGACGTTGGAAACATCCGGCACGATAACAAGGCTGTCTTTAGCCAGCGGGAAGAATTGCGAGTAATCAGCAACAGCCTCCCGAAGATACGTGTACAGAATTTCATCCCCCCATTTGGGGGTTGTCCCAATATCGTCAAGCTCAATACGAAGCTCAGATCTAAGAGCGCTCCAGTTCATGTTTATCCTTAGTCGGTTGAACCGGCAGACTCAACAACCTCAAACAGTTCAGGTCTGAAGAGCTGGAATTTGTCAAACGAGCGCCAGGCGTAACGACGGATCATTCCCATGTCGTCGATTGTGGGCAGGATCAAGGGATGGGCGCGTTCGCCGACAGCGTGAACCACACCAGGTCCGCCCATGAAGATTGAGGCGTGAATGTCGATGGCGTTTGTTACATAATCGCCGTCAGCATGTTCTTTCAGCAAAGGACGATCAAGCGTGATGCGCTTGTTTGTGGCATCAATCGAGATGATGCGGCGTGTTTCCTGGGTGCCGTCGCTTTCGAGAACGGTAGCGCCAAGAGCAACGGCGTGAATGGTGATCGACTTGCCGACCACAAAGCCGGTGACTGCGTCAACCTGAATGTAGCGAGTGCTATTCGGCTGACCAACGCTGTAAATGCTGTCAACAATTGCGGCAGCGCCCTGACCAGGGACGGTAGCGCCGTCCAGGGTTGTTTGAGCAACGACTGCGCCGTGATTTTGCATACGCAAGCGATTGGTGCGAACGAAGCGCACGCCAGCCCATGAACCAGCTTCGCTTGTGAACTTGCGATTGGTTGTGTACTGATTGACGTCAAGCCAGTTTGAGCCAGCGCCGGTGCGGATGTCGTGAATAACGCGAGGGGTCGTCACGCAGACGATTGTTTTTGAGCCGTTGTCTTCGGGGGAAGCAACGCCAGGAACTTCGCGCTCTTCAAGATGGGTGCGAACGCGTTCAGCGACGTCCGGAACAAAAAGATCGGTTGCGTCGAGAGTTGCGCGGCTTGTCGCGTTGCCGGCGTACAACTTGTACGGAGCCTTCAAGAAGGCGTTTCGAGCGAGAATGTCGTAGGTGTCAACAACGGACTGACCAAGTTTGCCGGACACGAGACCGCGAAGGTCTCCGTTGTTCCAGTAATTGACAAGTTCGTTGTAATCGCTGATCTTGATGACGTCGCCATGAATTTCCATGTCAATCGTCAAGGTGCGGCTGTCCAGGTGGGCGCCGCGCATCCAGACTGTGTTTTCTGACAGGGCGTTCCAGTTCGGCTCAAGATCCATCACTTCGGTGTAAACGATTTGACCGGTATCGCGAGCGCGGAAGTCTTCCTTGCTGACGGTGAAGGGAACAAGAATTGACTTTGTACGCAGAACGTCAAGCAATTGCTGTTCGTAAAACGCTCGCTGACCAGCGGGCATACCAGACGCGGTCAAAAGACCACTTTGAATTTCAGTTGCCATTTTTTCCTCTTATCCTTTTAATGAATGGCTGAACCACATATCCATAATTTCCTGACGCTTTTCGGAGCCAAGAGGTGCGCCTTCGATCAACTTTTTCCACCCTTCGTCGGTTGTTGGAGGTTCCCCAAACCCAGCCGAAGCAACAATGGTTTTTGTTACACCGGCAGTAAGTTGATTTTCGCGAGTCTTTGCTTCTCTTTGAGCGAACTCCGCAATGCTTTTGATTGCGGTGATTTGCTCTTCGTCGCTACCTGCGACTGGTAAAACGTCAACAATTGAAATTAACTGAGGAACGTCAAGAGCCTTGATTGCCTTCAGCTTTCTTTGAAGATCATCAAATGCTTTTTGCTTCTCGGTGTAATCTTTTTCTTTGGATGTGAATTCGCCAAGTTTTTGGGTGAACTCAGTGGTCTTTGCTTCCATTTCAGAGGCTGCTGTTACAACCTTGGCTTCAAGTAGACCTTTCGATGACTTGAGCTGGGTGTTTTCATCGGCGAGCGCACGATTTGTAAGCGTAAGTTCTTGAATTTTTTGCATCGCGTTGTCGAGACGCGATTTTTCTACCATCGGTACCTGACCACTGGTTCCGGTGCTGGATGCGGACGAGGTTTGGTCTCCCGGAACCTGCGTTGTATCTTCAGACATTTAAATCTCCTCTTTCTGGTGTCGGAAACTATTCCGAATATTCTTTACCTCTCCAAAAAGCAATAACCTTTCCGTTCTTTCTGGTGAAGGGTATTTGCTCAATGAAGGGAGTGTCGTTGTGAATTGTGGCGAGCGTTATTCCTTGCTGCCAGTTTGGGGAAGGATCGTACGGCGGGTCTAAATCGCATAAGCAGAAACATTCACTTGCCGAGACAACGCCTTTTCGCGTTGTTGCGTAATGAGTTCCGCCACGATGAGTGTGACCGGAGAGAATGTTTGATGAGTAGAAATCAGCCTCAAGTTCCGCCTTGGCTGAAGCGCCAGAATGTCTTCTTACATACGATCCATGAGTTATGCGAAGATCTGGAAAAAATACTTCTTTTTTCACATCCTCTATTCCAAGGGATGAAAAATCAAGAAGGTTTTCAAGTTTCAGGGCTTCAAGTCCGTAAAGTTCAGGATGTCTCCACAAATATCTTTCGAGTCGATTTTCGTGATTTCCAATAATGGAGACAACTCTTGCGCCAGGCGAAGCGGAAATCCATTCTCTCTGACACCTTTTCCACACGTCAATTTCTGTTTGAAGCCCGCCATCTTTCATGACAGACGGATCTTTGTCGTACTTGCTGACGGCGTAGAAATCAAGACCGTCGGAAAGAGACACTCTGACGTCAGGCTTAAAGTCTTCGCATATTTTTAGAGCGACAGACCTTGCTGAGTCATCCTGGTGAGGACAGTGCTCGTCAGTCGGGAAGATTATCCGCATTGGGCTCCTTTGGTAAAGCGCTGACAGCCTGTTTCACAAACCAATCAGGATGCTCTTCCATCATTCTGACAATTCTCGCCACCTCTGAGGAGCCTCTGCCAAGCACCTCCTGGGCGGTCTCAAGACTGATTGAGGGCGGCTCGGTTGACATCAATTTAACGATTTCGTCAACAATCGCGGGCTGATCTTTTGGAAGAATTCTGTGGTACGAAGGCTCGATAATTCCAGACGAAAGAGTTTTGTGAATGTATGACGGAATGTCTGAAAACTTTTTCTGCTCAAGAATTTTCGCGGTTATTGAAATCGCCTTCATCAAGCCGGCGCTAAAGTAAGAGCGAGATCTTCTGACGCTCTTCAAAAGAGGCCATAAGCGAATTTCAAGAGTAGTTCCAGAGCGCTGACCACCGCCATTATCTTCACCAAAAGCGATAGGAGGGGCGGAGGCGGCGGTTCTTGTCCAATCGTAAATAAACTTGATGTGCTCAAACGCGGCAGGAGGGACTGGAGTTTTTGATTGAAGGACATCTACTTTGGGCTCCGCGCCACCTGTTCCAAAACTTCTGCCTAAATCCCAGAGAGCGTTCGCCACGATTGGGAAATTCTTTGTGGTGAAAGCCTTTGGAAGATTGATCCCGTAAAAGATTGGGTGCGAGTGGTAGTTTAGGGTATCGCCAATGTCGGCAAGCCTCATATTCAGTTCGTCTTGAGGCGAGTAAATGTCTTTAGCGAGACCGTCGCCGTACAAATCAAGCGTTCTTACTCTTGGAATGTAGATAAAAGGAACAACTCCCCAGGGATTAATTCCGGAGAATTCGGACACCTTAACTCCATCTACGAATGTTTCGTAGATAGATCTTGTCCAGTGCTCAATCTTTACTACAATCTGGCTGTTTGGCGTTATTCCGTACGATTGCTTCGCCTGGTCTTCTGTCATCTGAATTGCGTAATAACATTCAACCAGTTCTTCTGGATTTTCTGGATCAAATACAGGATAAAACCCATCAATGGGAATTTTCTGCCATCTTATTTTAGCTTTTGAGGAAAAGTCAGTAGTAACCTTCATGACGGCTCCGCCATAAAGATTTCTGTCAAAATCAAGTTCCCAAAACGTTGAACCGGAATTACTTGAAGACATCACACTTGATAAATAATCAAGTGTGTTTCTTATTTCATTAGTTACGTTGGCGTTGTTTCTTGCGATAAATAAAACAGGATCGCTTCCATCAAATTCGCCAAAAGTGGCGTCTGTCATCGCCATAACAAGCAGCTTGACAAGATTTACGCCAACAGGGTACAGAAGAGGAGTGTCGTCGTCGCCAACCTCAACCTCGACGCGTTCTCGGAAAATGTCTCCGCTAAAATACCTGGCGGCTTTGGCGTGTTCTTCGCGCAGTTGAAGCCAGTCTTCACGGGCATAAGAACTCAAGCCTGCAAGATCGGAAACATTGGCATAATTTAGGATAGTCTGGGGAAAGTCCATAGTTTAAATAAAAAAGGCTCCGCATTGGGAGCCTTCCGTTTGTACGGTCAGGAGAACCTTATTTTCTTTTTATATTTTATTCCGTGAAGCTCACCAAGTATTTCTGCTTGCACGGGCACTCCGTTGTGAACAACAACAGAATTGAAAAACGTTTCTTTTGTGGATCTCAGCACTTTTATAAACTCAGCCTGAGATTGATTGATTTCGACCTGGGTTTCATTTCCAGGAGAGACTGCGACATCAATGAGTTCGCCGAAAACGATTGCCTCGGCAGCGCGAACTACTGCGTGCTCTTTTTCGCTTAAATGAATTGTACTGTTTATTTGCATAATGTAAATACCTTTGTAGTTGGTGTGGACTTTTTTTAATCGTAAATGCTATTTACGCTTGATTTTTTGCTTGATTTTCCAAAAACGTCAAACAAAACGTGAAGAGTGTCGCTTATCACAAGACCGTAAAAAGCGAGAACGAGAAGTTCCCATTTTGGGATATTTACGTTTATGTTGAAAATCAATTTCACAAAAAACATCAAAGACCCAAAGTAGGCTATCCTGATAAACGTCCCAAGTACAGGAAAATGAGACATCGGAGACCTGTGAGGAACAAACACGGCGTATGGCTTTGTAACAACCCTCCAAACGAACCCGACGATTACTCCAAAATACTTATCCACAACAGAGTGGCTTATCGAGCCATTATCAACGTCAAGGTCTGGAGTTAGGACTACACCGGACAGGCAGCCAAGCGAAATAGCTGTAGTTTCCGACATCGGAAAGCCATACCTCGTCATAGCCAAAAACAGGGCTCCGGAGGCAAAAACAGTGACGGCTGAGTGAACCTTACCGCTTGACACGAGAGCCACCGTATCCAGTTCTGCTGTTTCTGTTTCTGTAATTAGGCTTTGACGCATCCTCACTTTCTCTGTATCCGCTAACAACTGATCTGGAGAGCCATGACACCATCGCGAGTGTCATAACAATGTCCTGGGCGGATTTCTTGTCACTCTCTCTAGTGTACAAAGACATTTGCTGTATGAGCCCTGTAATTCTTGGCCATCTAAATGTGTGATTTACGACATCAACCAAAAGCGAGTTCAGCATTGCGTCTTTCAGCGGACCAAAGTTCAAGTTGTCGAGCAAAAGCCCGAAATCCTGAAAGCCAAGCTCGTCAAGCGCTTTTTGAGGACCGGTGGCGTCAATTCCCTTGGCTACCGGCTTGTATTTCCTGACTGCGTACTTGTAACTCTCCATAAATGGATGATACGATCCCTTACCAGGAACCCAATGGAAGTAAACAATTGTCCAGGGTTTTACCGTAACGTCAGCCACAATCACGACGCCGGCATTTCTTCTCGGAGGTGTGTCGACGCCAGGATCTCCAGCGATAACGTACAGGCTGTTGTTTTTTGACGGCGTCTCGACGAGGATTTCTCCAACTCTTGGCCACTCAATAAGATTGTAGCCAGGCAGAGGTTTCTCTGCGTGCGTAGCTTCGTCAATCTCGTCGTTTATTGATGGATCTGCACACTCGCTAACATGATTGAGAGGGAACATGGAAACGCCGTAATCAGGAAACATGCCCCTAAGTTCAACGTCAATAAGCTCCGCTGGGTAATCCTGCTCAATGGCTTTGATTTGTTCAGTGGTGAGCATTTTGTTGTCATACGTCTCGATACGCATTGACCAGTAATACTGAAGAAACTCCTTGGTTGCGGACTCGTTCCCCCTGAGTCCCTTGAAAAACCTCTCTCTGAGCCAGGGCGCAGCAGATGGAGTTCCGGTGCAGTCGAGTCTCGCCATTCTCGGAGAGCCGTCCGGTCGCCTTCCACGCAAGCGACCTCTCAAAACCCTCACAGCCTCCCCAACCATGTCAAGCTGTGGCTCGTCGTAATTTATTCTGTCGTACTCGGAACCTCTGATGAATTTGGCGTCCTGACCTGCGGTTCTGAACTCAAATACAGAAGAATTTGCGAAGGTAACGATTGGATACGGACGCAGCGATATATCCGAAATGTGCTTGTCGAGATGAGGATTTGCGTCCCTCCAGCTCTCAAGCATCTGAAAAGACAACTCAGCCTGCTTCGCGGTAACAGACGCGTTTAAAGCCTTAAATCCTGGATACGTGATGCAGTCAATTATGTTTGACGCAGTCATCATGGCTGTCTTGCCAGACCCAATTCCGGCAATTGTTGTCGTATTCAGAACTGGAACGTGGTGCCAGACGTATTGATAGTCAAGCGGTACCCACCCTCGTAGGTACCACTCCGTCGCAAGGTGAAAACCGCCATGATGTCTTTTGGCGGACTCCAAAAGCTGCACTTCGTTACTGGACAGGTTCATTCACTTCCTCTTCGTAAACTTCGGTTGGCCAATTTCTGACGCTTCTCCATCTCTTTCCTTGCTCAGAAGCGTAGCTCTTCGTAACGCCAAGAGCAGCCACAATGTCCTTTACCCTAGGGGTAAATGTGGATGTGGAGTTGGCGTCAAGGTAGTCAAATATCCTTTTAGCCTGTGGAGAAAGTTCGCCAGGTTCGTTCGCTGTTCGTTCGCCAGTTCGTTCGCTGGACGAACCTTCTGGAGAACTGTTCTGTTCGTTCGTTCGCTGTTCGTTCGCTGTTCGTTCGTTCGCAGAACGAACGGCACTCCCAACGACAGACTTTTTGGTCTGAGAAACAATGTCTTTTAGGGTAGATATTTCATTTCTAGCAATCGTTCTTTCAGGAGATGACTCCCAGGCTTTATTCAGTCCATCCTGCCAGGAGGACATGGAGTTTGTGTATTCAACCTTCGCTTTTTCTTGAATATTTCCAAAACGGGCGAGGATTGTGCCGATAATCTCTCCGGAGACAGCGGCGATCAAAGACGCTCCAATTCCAAGGGCAATCGACATCACCCACTTAAATCCTTCAAAATCTATTCCAAACCCTCCGAACGAAACACCGAGACCAGCCGCAATAGAAATGATCAGGGCAGCGCCTTCTCCAATAAGGAGTTTTTTCGTGTCGATTGTCACCGACGACTCTGTAGAGCCTCTGTTCTGGGCTTCTGCGCGAATGGCGGCGAAAATAACAATCCCACCCTCGATTGCGACAACGGCAGAGAACGCCTCGGAAAACGAGAAGAATTTGCTTGAGGAGGAGGCGGCTTTGTAAAACATTTCAGAAGTTCGCATGGCTGCGAGAAGTATCGCGAAAACGCCTTGAATAATTACGGCTATGAACTGCCAGCCAATGGCGTTCATCATGCGAACTTCCACCTTTTCTGGTGTCGGAAACTGCTTCTCGTACTTCGTTCTGAATTCCTGATAAATCTGCATCTCTTTTTGAGCTGCAAGCGCAAAATCAATATTCGTTTCCATCAAAATCTCCAAGGCTCAACGCCTTCGTACTTATATCCATAAAAATGCGACAAAATTGACTGAAAAATCTTTGGGTCAATTCCTGGAGCAAGGTCATGGTGTTTTCTGCAAAGAGTAATGATATTCTCAGGAACATCGTCTCCGCCAGAGCCTCTTGTCTTTATGTGGTGCCCGTCAAGCCCAAAAGAGCACCCGTCCCTGACAAGAAGTCCGTAAACACACACGCCATCTCTCCTCCTGGCTTCAGCCGTTGCGTTTACGTTCTTAAAACGTGATTTCTTCGGCTTTGATCTCAAGTAGCTCATAAGGTTTATGTAGTGATCTCACAGGTATCTCGTGGCAAGGTATTTCGCGCTTCTCGTTCACCGGCGAAGATGACATCTCTCTTGAGTACGCCCACCCAAGAAGTATTGCAACCTTTTCTTCAAGGGAAACGGCAGTCAGAATGATTATGTCTGACTTTATTTCCTTCCAAACAGGCCACTGAAGGTATCTGTTATGAACTTTTCTTGTCAAAATAGTTGCTTTTACGTCAACTCTAATTCCGCCCCAGATCATGTCAGAACCACCGTCGAAATTTGAGTGAAGAGTTTCTGGGAGCTTTAGGAACCTACGAGCCGCCAGTTCCCCGGCGGCTCCTATGGTTTCTATGTACTCACCGAACTGAGAAACGTGCCTTTCAGTTTTGTTGTGAGACAGCCTGCTTCTTGAGACTTGTTCTATGTAGTCCCAGGACGCAGATAGGTTCATTGTGAAAGGGAGGCGGTCTCTTCGATGATACGCTTTACGGCGATGTACGTTTCTTCAACGATTTTGCCGGCGAATTCTTCATCCATTTCATATTTATTTTTTTTCGAGAGCTCAACAAGCCACAAGACTGCGCGTTGTTTCTTTTCAGGACCGCTGAGTTTCTCCCACGCCTTATTCTTCGCGAGGTCAGAAACGTAGGTGAGCGCGTATTTCTTGATGAGATCAAGGGCGGATGACTTCGCGTACGTGTTGACCAGGGCGTACAGGGGCTTGATTGAAAGCACCAGGATCACAAAGATCAGGGAATAAAACAAGACCCCGATTTGAGACAGAATTGCATTTACTTCAGACATTTTTTCTCCTTGAAAAAAGTTTCATGAATTTAATTAACTAATTAAGTATTAAGTACTTAAAAAGTATTCACCGCATTGCTACGCTGTCTATTGTAATTAAAAAAATTCAATCCGTCAAGGTTGCGTTCCAATTGGAACTCATCTGTTCAAAATAAAACAATTGTGGTAAATTTGCACAATGAGAAACATCAATACGCTTTTGCTCCTTCTGTCCTTCCTGCTTATCCCAAATCGGGATAATTTGACGTTAAGCAACTTCTCGTCAATGATGTCTGGGCTGCCAGAGAGAAAGTGGAGAGGGAGGAGGTTGGTTCACGACATCGAACCATACACACTTGGGACGAAAGGCGTTTTCACGGTATCAAAAAATCAATCGTATTAAGATAAAATAAAGGAAAGGAGATTATTATGGACGACAATTTGCTCGGAGCGATAATCGTAAACAAAGTAATGTCAGAAATGCCGGCAGACAAGCCAATGACAGACGGTCAGCGCGAGTTCGGAAGAGTCGTGATACAGATTGCAGGCTTCCTCATAGCAATTAGCGTTGTCATGGCTTGCGTAACGATGGCTGCGGCTGTTCTAGGTCTCGGTGGGGGGGAATTCTGATGTCAGAAACCAGGCTCATCACCTGGTTTTTTGTTGTCGCTTTTTCGCTTCGGTGGGGAATGAGGGTATAAGACTATATATATAATAATATAAAGTGAGCACCCCTCCCCCCCCTCAGTCTTTTCTCGCCAGCGCTCGCTGCGTCCAGCGCAGCCCGTGACGCAGCCGGCGCAATGCGCGTACGCCGCAGGCGGCTGTCGCGCTACACTAACAAGACCTAACTATCAACAAAGGTAATGAGAGCCTATCAAGGCTCTTTTTTATTACCTATAGCGATTTAGATGCCTTCGGCTTTCCTTTCTTGAACAGAGAAATCTGTATCTTGAACAGGAGGTGTCTAATGAAGGCACTGAAATTATTCTCATTTGTATTGGTTGGGGCACTTGCTTATCTGGTGGCGAGCTTCGTCAATCCTCAGATTGTAAAAATGGCTGGAAAGTATTCAGCCATCGTCTTCTACGGACCATCGTTAGAAGAAGCGCTGAAAGTTATCTTCGCTCTGATTGCTGCAAAGATATTTGGCTTCAGCAAACGGGAAACAAAATTGGCGCTTGTCGTAACAGCGCTTAGTTTCTCATTCATCGAAACAGCGGTCTACGCAAGATGCGTAGAAACGATTGTTTCACGAACATTCACAACGACGTTCGTACACATGGCGTCGTCATTGTTGCCGTTCTACGGCATCGCGACACATGCTGTGTTCAATTTCATGACACGATTGAACATACAAACATGGGTCTTTTACGTATACGCCCAAGTGGCGTTCTTAGTGTCGGTAGCGATAGCGTATCTCCGCACGAGAAAGGCGTAAACAAAAGCCGAGGGCATTAGATGCCTTCGGCTTTACTTTTTTGAAGTAGAAAAATCTACTATCTTATTTCCAGAGGTGAATAACATGACTAAATTCAATGTGTTTGGGCAGATGGTTGAGATTGAAGAGACTGCTGAGGAACGAGAAGAGCGTCTCAACGAAGAAGCGTACGAGGCGTACATTGACGCGATTACGTCTGCGCCAGACACTATCTGCGGTTTCAACGGCGCAGTCCTGTATGATGGCGGAGAGACTGAAGAAGACGCCAGCTTATTGCCCTTCCTCCTGGAAATGGGAGGTGTAGTACGTGAATAAACAGGTACGAAGCCGAAGGTAACTTAGTTGCCTTCGGCTTTCC